AACTACTACCGGAAGAAAAGTAAAATATTTAAATAATAGAGATTTATTAGCAGAAATACATAAAAGTAAATGTAGCTTTTCAAGCTTTATCCAAAAAGAATATAGTCAACATGATATTATTTTAAGCGATTTAAAGAAAATTAATATTAGAACTGTTGCTGATGCCAAAAGAAATCGTGCTAAAAGATTAGGATTAGAAGCATTTTATGCTGCAAGATTAGCAGGTGACAAAAAGATTAAACTAGCCGACTGCACACCTGATTATAAAACAATTGCTAAAAACGAAATAATCATAAGAATAATGACGTTTGATCATATACCACTAGCACCATCACGCAAAAAGACAACTAAAACCGAAGCCGATCGTCGTGAAAAAGTAAACTTCCCACCATTCCAACATTGGAAATTTAATGAAAATGATGAATTAGAATGTGTTGGTAAGAGCCATTGGAAGGGCCCAATAACTACCGGTAAGTTCAGTAGAGATCATGGAAGAATTACAGAAAATCTAGGCAGAATGTTTATTAAATTAAGCGAACGTTATGCACAACGTAGTAATTGGCGAGGATATACGTATGTCGACGAAATGCGCGGACAAGCTATTTTACAACTAAGTCAAATCGGATTACAGTTTGATGAATCAAAAAGCGAAAACCCATTTGCCTATTACACAGCAGCAGTAACTAACTCATTTACAAGAATTCTAAATCTCGAAAAGAAGAGCCAAAATATTAGAGATGATTTGCTTGAAGTTAATGGATTAACACCTAGCTTAACTAGACAAACCAAAGAAGAATTTGCCGATGAAGTTGCAAAACAGGCTGAAATTTATAAAAATATACGTATGCCAAAAAGTCAAGAAACCGATTTTGCTTCAGAGGACGACTCATCAGAATGATCATCTATGCCAATCCCCTAAGAATAAATATTTTTAGAGGGTTGGCATATGATATATAAAAAAGATTATTATGGATACATTTACGAATGGACAAATATAAAAAACGGAATGAAATATATTGGATCGCATTTCGGTGCAGTTGAAGATTATTATATTGGGTCCGGAAAAAGGTTTATAAAAGCTTATAGAAAAAATCCAAAGAATTTTACTTTAAAAGTATTAGAATATGTTTCTATTAACGATCGAAAAATGTTATTAATGACAGAGCAAAAATGGTTAGATAGTATTCCGAATATTAGAGAAAATAATATGTATTACAATCTAAATAATTTCTCTCTCGGCGGATCGAGTCATATTACAAGAAAACATATAGAAAAAAGATCAAAAACCTTAACGGAAAAACATAAAAAATTAGGCCTAAGCGACGCGGAAAAGAATTCATATCAAAAGAAAATTCAGACTAGACTAGAAAGAATATCAAAAAAAGGATTCACAGAAAAAGAAAAAACTCAATATAGTAGCTATGGATATAAGATTTGTGTTATAATGCCTGACGGAAGTGAGAAAAAATATAACTCATGCGGATCTGCTTCTAAAGAATTAAAAATAGATACGCAATACGGACTTAAGGTATGTATGAAAAAAGATAAGTTTAAAGGATACCGAATAATAAAACTGTCGGATCCAATTATAGATTGTAGAGGAAGAACAAATGAGACTATTTAAAAAAGTAGCGTGTATGACTGACATCCATTTTGGTCTCAAATCAAATTCTCTTATACATTTAAATGATTGTGAAGACTTTATAGATTGGTTTATTGTAGAAGCAAAACAATCAGGATGTGATACTGGAATTTTTTTAGGAGATTGGTTACACAACAGGTCTTCTATAAATCCAGTTACATTAGATTTTAGTGTGAGATGTATGGAAAAATTAGGGCGTGCATTTGACCAATTCATTTGGTTTCCTGGTAATCACGACTTATTTTTCAGAGATAAACGTGATGTACACAGCTCTTCATTTGGACGTCATATTCCCGGAGTTACAGTAATAGATTCTGTCACTACTATCGACGATGTAACTCTAATTCCATGGCTGGTTAAAGAAGAATGGAAGGCAATTTCAAAGGCTAAAAGTAGATATATTTTCGGACATCTTGAATTACCTACATTTATGATGAATGCTATGGTTGCAGCACCAGACCACGGATTATTGCAGCCTACTCATTTCCGTAATCAGGAACTAGTGTTTAGCGGACATTTTCATAAACGTCAAAATCAAGGAAAAATTTGGTATATTGGCAACGCATTTCCACATGATTTTGCCGATTCGTGGGACGATGAAAGAGGAATGATGATCATGGAATGGGGAGGAGATCCTGAATTCCATGCATGGGAAGATGCTCCTAAATATCGGTCAGTTAAACTTAGCCAATTAATTAATGATAAAGATAATATTTTAAAATCTAAAATGTATCTTAAAGTTACAGCCGATGTGGAATTAAATTATGAAGAAGCTATTTTTCTAAAAGAAAGTTTTATGGCTGAGGAAAATGTGAGAGAATTTAGTATGGTTAGAGACCGTGTTAATTTAGAGAGCATTGAAGAAACTCCATCTGTATCTGCAATACAAAGCGTAGACCAGATTGTAACACAAGAATTACTTAACATTTCAAGCGAACAATTTAGTTCAGCAACACTATTGGATATCTGGCAACGTCTATGACAAACATCGAACTTGAGAGTATGACACTCAAAAATTTTATGAGTGTTGGTAATCAAACGCAATCTATAAATTTTAAAAGCGACAATTTGACTTTAGTTTTAGGTACAAATCTCGACCTCGGTGGAGAGGATACTGGTAGTCGAAATGGAACTGGTAAAACTACTATGATTAATGGATTGAGCTATCTTTTTTATGGTGAGGCATTGTCTCGTATTAAAAAAGAAAACTTGATTAATAAAACTAACGGTAAGAATTTGTTGATAACTGGGTCTTTTAGAATTAATGGTATTCTCCACAGGATCGAACGAGGTCGAAAGCCAACCTTTCTTAAACTCTATATCGATGATAAAGAGCATGTTGGGCAAGACAACGAAGAATCACAAGGCGATAGCAGAGAAACACAAAAATATATAGAAAGTCTTATTGGTATGAGTCATACTATGTTTAAACATATTGTGGCGCTCAATACCTATACCGAACCTTTTCTTAGCTTAAAAGCCGCGGATCAGCGCGAGGTTATTGAAGAACTTATCGGCAGTACAATGTTAAGTACTAAGGCAGAATCATTACGATTAATGATTAAAGAAACTAAAGATGCAGTTGCTTCTGAACAAATAAAAATCGATAGTATTAAAAACGCCAACGAAGGTATACAGCGTAGTATTAATTCCTTAATTACAAAACATGATACATGGAACAAAAAACAAGAAAAAGACCTTGAAGATTATGCTCTAGCAATTACCGGGTTAGAGGCAGTTGATATCCTGTCTGAACTTGAATTGCATAAAACTTTAAAAGTTTGGCGGGATAATAATACTCAATTACAGAATTTAAAAAAGCAAAAAACCAGTGCCGATGCTTCATTAGTGCAAGCTGACAGAAATGTCAAAAGATACACTACTGAATTAGAAAAATTAGCAGATAATAAGTGTCCGCAATGCGAACAAGATCTACATACGGATACACATGCTAACTTACTCAATAATGCAGAGAAGAATTTATCCGATGCAATCGAATATTACAACACTGTAAAGAATAATATTGATGACCTAACTAATCAAATTAGTAGCATCGGTGATATTGGTGTATGTCCTCAAACTTTTTATTCAACCGAAGCAGAAGCACTAGGTCACCAAAATCAATTAAAAAATCTCGAACAAGCATTAATTGATTGCAGTAATCAAGTTAATCCTTACACAGATCAGATTGAAGAACTGGAAAAAACTGCTTTGCAGTCTATATCTTGGGACAAGATTAATGAATTAACAAAATTAAAAGAACATCAGGACTTTTTGCTTAAACTATTAACTAACAAAGATAGTTTTATTCGTAAAAAGATTATTGATCAAAATCTCGCACATCTTAATCATAGACTTAGCTATTATTTGGATAAGTTAAAGCTTCCACATGTAGTTAAATTTAAAAATGATTTAGAAGTGGAGATTACAGATTTTGGTAAAGACCTAGATTTTGATAATTTATCTAGAGGCGAGCGTAATAGACTTATTTTAAGTATGAGCTTTGCTTTTAGAGATGTTTGGGAAAGTCTATACCAAAGCGTTAACTTATTGTTTGTCGATGAGTTAATGGATTCAGGAATGGACTCTGCCGGAGTTGAAGCAGGGTTACGTTTATTAAAACAAATGGCTCGAGAGGGTGGAAAAAACATTTACTTAATTTCTCATAAAGATGAACTAGTCAGTAGAGTTGATAGCATCTTAAGAGTAGTCAAAGAAAATGGATTTACAACTTATTCAAATTCGACAGAGCCGGTGGGGTTAGTATGATAAACAAGTATATAGAATTGCATAATGAACTTATAGAGCTATTAGTAAAGTATCATAATGCCCATAGAACTTTTGTAAAAAGTCCTGGGACTTGGAATTTGATTCCTGTCTTTAAACTTACAAATAAAATTTTAAGACAGATTAGGCAAATGAAAAAATATGATAGAGAACTAAGACCTTGGTTAAAAGAAGAAAAGAAAAAGCGCATTGAAGCAAAACTAGCCAAAAAGGAGGCAAGAAAAAATGAGCGACTCAACAGATCAGATGAAGACAGTACTAGAAAGTTATCTAGCGGAGAATGACAAGTTTGTCGGTGGGAATTCAGCAGCAGGAACTCGTGCTCGCAAGGCATTAGCTGAACTCGGCAAGTTAGTTAAATCACGTCGTAACGAAATTACAGCAGAAAAGAATGCTCGTAAGGAAGCTAAGGCTTCTAAGTAATGGCATGGATTTACAGTAGCATACCTGTTGAAAATTTGTAATCAGATAAATAAAAGTGCCAGTCGCGATGTTAGAGCATCCACTGGCTCTAAAAGTTATAGGAAAACTTTCAGCGATGTATTTACATTATGTTTACGCCTACTTGCGTCCGGACGGAACTCCCTATTATATAGGTAAAGGAAGTGGGGATAGGGCTTATGCAACCGTACGGACGGAGGCGACGGTACTATTGGAATTAAATGGACTGCTGAACAGAACAGAAGAAATAAAGAAAGGCAATTAGGCGTTAAAAAGCCAATAATTTCTATGAAAAACAAAATTTCACTATTAGGGAATACTAATGCTAAAGGAAACAAGGGAAAACCTAAATCTGAAGAGCATAAGTTAAAGATAAGTTTAGCTAATAAAGGAAAACCTAAACCTGAAACTTCTAAATTAAAACAATCTGCTAGCATGTCTGGCAGAAGATGGTGGAGTAAAGACGGAATTTCTGTAAAAAATAGGGAATGTCCGGGCGAAGGTTGGGTACTTGGAAGGACATCTATTAAAAAAAATAAGAAATGAATTGGACGTATCAAGGAAAAGAAGTAATTGAATTACCGGATGACTGCGTCGGGTTCGTTTATATTATTGAAAATTTAATTACAGGCCGTAAGTATGTCGGAAAAAAATTAGCAAAGTTTTCAAAAACAAGATATAAAACAGTAAAACTCAAGAATGGCAAAAAGAAACGTAAGAAAATTAAAGGCACAATAGAATCAGATTGGCAAACATACTATGGCTCCAGTGATGAACTCTCTCGAGATATAGAAAAACTAGGCAAAGAAAATTTCACCAGAGAAATACTCCATTATTGCACAAACAAGGCACAAACATCATACATCGAAGCTAAAGAACAGTTTGATCGACGCGTATTAGAATCTACCGAATATTACAACGGGCATATACGTGTTAGAGTTCATGGCTCACACATACTCAAAAATAAGACAAAATAAGCAGTAAGGCTAGCATCGGCTAATATCGGATGCCCATGATAACCACACGAAGAGTGATGGGGACGGAAGACTTTGCGCTGCACAAAGGACTCAACTACTATCCTTAACAGGACGATGATCGTAAATTGCTACGATTTAGTTGCTTAAGAAACGAATTCAAGCACAAAGAAGGGAGAAAAACCCTACGTTGTTACATAAGACTAACATTTATGTAATAACCGCCGTCATATGAAGACGCTGCTCGAGGTACCGGATGACCGCCTCTGCAATGCAGTAATGTTAGTGGCTGTGATACTCAGATAATCTACAGTTTTTTTCGCCCGGCAACGGGCGAAGTATGGCCGATCCATCTAGATAATCATTGAATCCGAAAGGATAGCCTCAAGCAACGCGAAGAGGCAGGTGAGCACTGCTCACCATTTAAATATAAATACTTTATCAGTAAGGATAGAATAATGCGTCTAAGTGATTTAGAAAATTGTGATCTTGATGAAACAGTAATCCCATCGGCATCTAATGTAAATACGAGTTTACCTCAAAACATTCTTTCACGAACTGCAACTAAATTAAAAAAATACCTTGCTCCCCGTAGTGCTACGCGAGCAGCAAATACCGGAAGATCAAAATTAGCCAACGAAGCTAATCAGTTAAAGATAGAATATTTGACTTGGCTTCATAGTACTTGGAAACAAGGTTCTAATGTACAACCTACTTTACAAAATATTCTAGAATTTTTAACATATAAAAAAATACCAATTGGTCCAACCTCGATGGAGTTGATTAAGAAGATCCAAGTACATAATGTAACTCCAGATACTACTGCTCCAGATACTACTGCTCCAGATACTACTGCTCCAGCTGCTGGTCTACCTGTATCAGAAGCTAAGAAAACAAAAGAACAACAATTAAAAGATCTTCGTAACACAATAGTTTTAAGCGATGCACAGGTTAATGAGATTATTACACAAGTAGTTGGCGAAAAAAATCTTACTACATTTGGAGCTTCAACAACCCCTCCTCGGGGTTCAGCTCAACAAGCTACTACTGCTACTGTTGCTAATATTGGACGCAGTAGAGGTAGAAGCACAACAAGTGCTGCTCCTACTCCTACTCCTACTCCTACAATAACTATTGATAGCGTAGTAAATTTTTATGAAACATTAAAACCAGAAGAAAGAACAGCGTTAAGACAACGGCTTGATGCAATTGATGCTGCTCCTGCTACTCCTAGCGGAAGAAATAGACGTAGAGTTAGAGCCGAATCATTAGAAGAGTCTACATTAACTCCTCAGCAAGTTACTCAAATTACTACAGCATTAACTGCTGCAGGAATAGCAGCAGATTCTATCGGTAATGTATTATCAAATCTAGGTGGACCAGCTGCCGGAGCTACTGCAAAAACAACAGCTAAAACAGAGCCTGACGCCGGAAATAAAACTATAAAACCAACTGGTTCTCGATCAACAACTGCTCCAGGTAGTAGTACATTAGGAACTGCAAGCGGCCCAGGGCAAACCACGTTAGGTAGTCAAGGTGTAGCAGAAGATTCCTTAGACAAAATTAAACAATTAGCAGGTGTATCAAAAGAACGGTAATCCTGAATTTTTAGTTGTTTCGAGATTTTCTTCAATAATTTTTCCAAAAATTTCACGATCTCGATGATCCAACTCATAAATTTCCGAGATAGTAACGCCACCACGCATATACCAGCAGATTTTATATAAATCTTCTTTGATGGCTTCTATGTCTCGCTCCATGCTTTTAGCCAGCTGTACGATTTCATCGTACTCAAGATATAGAAGCCTTAGACGAAAAAACTTGCAGGATCGAAGAAAACAGGAGTTTCAATTTCCTCATCTGCACCTGCTGCAATCATTTCTTCTGTGGCTTTAACTCTTAACGGCTTAATAGTATTGGATTCTTGTATTTGATCTATATGAGATCTAATCTTATTAAACAAATCTTTATCGCAATTATACACAAATTCTTTAATAAAATCAGTATCTGTTACAGATCCTGCGGTAGTATCTACTTTAAAAATGGATTCTGCCACAATATCCATATTTATTTGTGTTAATTTTGTAAAATGTATCTTAAAAAGTTCTTTTTTCTGTTCATCATCTATATTATCATCGTTAACTAAGTTAATAATACGTTGAACTTCGAAAGAATCTGCGCTCATACGTGCAACATTTTTATAATTTAATGGTTTTACATATGCTACTGTAGTATTATCAAGTTCAATTCGTTCATTCCAGGCAATATTTGAGTTGAGAGAATCTAACATTTCTTTTAAAGAAACGTTATAAAGGCCTTCAATATCTTTAAATTTAACGGTAGTATCCATAGTTTCACCGTAAGTAGCTATACGAATAGCAATTAAAATTGTATCTAAATCTATTTGAGGGCATTCCCATCCGTCGATAACGTTAGGTAAACAGCTTTCGATCATACTAACTACAGCTTGCCCATTTAGTAATGCATCGGGAGTTTTAATTAAAATCTCATCTCGGGCTGTCATTGAATATACAGGATACTCTCCATTTGGGGAAATTTTTAAACTACCATCTTTCCAATACTGCCCTCGGCTAGGTAATTTAATATACAGCTTAGGCTGACGCATTAAAC